GAGAACGCTTCCCCGGCCGTCATTCGTGCGTTGCAGGCAATCCTGAAAGAGCGTCAGCAGGCGCAAGAGAAAGCAGCACGGAGGCGCTGACAATGGCCGTTCAGACATTCAGTTACGACCTCGGCGACTACCGAGGCTCAAAGGTGTCTGATCGAGGCGGCGGCAATCGTCACGCCTCCATGCGAGCAGGCAGCCTCGTCGAAGTGCGAGGACTGCGCGAGCTGCGGCGCGACTTCCGCAAAGCCGGCAACGACATGTCGGAACTCAAAGACCTGCACCGATACATCGCCGACGACGTCGCAGGCACAGCCAAAACGAAAGTGCCGGTGCGTAGCGGCCGGCTGCGCAACTCGATCCGAGGGTCAGGCACTCAAACAGCTGCCCGAGTTCGGGCCGGCAACAACCGCAAAAGCGGCCCAACATCAGTGCCCTACGCTGCTCCGATTCATTTCGGCTGGGGCAGGCGTGGCATCAAACCTCAGCCCTTTTTGTATGAAGCGCTTGATGATCGCCGCCAGGAAGTGATCGACCGTTACAACGACGAGATCGACAGCATCATTCGCAAAGTGTTTTAGGATCACGACATGGCAGCAGGTTCGAGCGTCATCAATGTGGCAATCCTGGGCGACGCTAAACAGTTCAAGCGTGCTGTCGGTGAGGCCGGCGACAAGCTCAGCAGGTTCGGCAGCAAAGTCGGCACCGTGTCGGCAAACGTCGTCAAAGGCTTCGGTGTCATGGGCGCTGCGGCCGGCGGCCTGGCCGTCGTTGTCGGCAAACAGCTGTTCGACGTTGGCGAGGAACTGACCGCCCTCGACCAGAAGATCGGCACCGTATTCTCCGGCGACTCGCTTGAGCAGGTGACGGGCTGGGCCGACGAGGTCGCTGCCCGCATGGGCCTCACCTCAACCCAGGCGGCCGGGCTCGCTGCTAACGCCGGCGACCTGCTCAAGCCGATGGGGTTCACGGCCGACGAAGCCGCCAACATGTCAACCGAGATCATCGGCCTAGCCGGTGCGTTGTCGGAATGGTCCGGCGGGCAGCGTGGCGTCGAAGAAACCGCCGAGATTCTGTCAAAGGCGCTGCTCGGCGAACGTGACTCGCTCAAGTCGCTCGGCATCTCGATCAATCAGGCCGAGGTCGACCAGCGTGCCCTGACGATCGCACAGCAAGACGGCCGTGACGCTATCACCGCTCAGGACAAGGCGCTGGCGACGCAGGCGCTGATCCTTGAGAAGTCGACCGATGCGCAGGAGGCCTACGCTGCCGGCGGCAACAAACTCACCGCAGCACAAAACAAACTGCGTGCAGCGTTCGGCGAGCTCCAAGAACGGCTCGCCCGCAAACTGCTGCCGCTGTTCGAACGAGCTGCTGACCTGGTCGTCGAGCTCATCGAAGTGTTCGACGAGCAAGGCCTCGGCGGCGTCATCAAAACAGTGTCTCAGCGTTTGAAAGACGCATGGCCGATGATCCGCATGCAGCTCGGCATTTGGGCACGCGGGTTCGTGGATTGGATCAGGCAGGTCGGGCCGCCGTTCTTCGCTGCGCTCGGTGATCTGCTGCTCAGGTTCGGCAACTGGTTCATTGACGACGCCTTGCCTGTCATCGTCGCCAAACTGCGTGAATGGGGCGAAGCGTTCGTCAACTGGATCGGGCCGCTTATCCCGCCGTTCCTCACAAAGCTCGGCGAGCTCATCTCCCAGTTTGCGAACTGGTTCGTGACCGACGGCTTGGACATGATCGTCACAAAGCTCGGCGAATGGGGTCGTGCATTCGTTGAGTGGGTCGGCCCGCTGATCCCGCCGCTGCTGGAAAAGCTCGGCAAACTGCTCATCGAGGTTGCAACGTGGATGGTGACCGTCGGCGCACCGAACCTCGCCAAAGCAGCGAAATCATGGTCGGACGCTCTTACCGATTGGGTTATCGACATCGCGCCGACCGTCTTCAAAGAACTGCGCGACCTGCTCATCAAAATGTCGTTCCTGATCGGTCTCGAAGCGAAACAGCTTGGCAGTCGCCTCGCTGGTGCGATTGCGGAAGGCATCCGAGAGAACGGGCGCGCCGTTTTCATCGCATTGCGCAACTTGATTCCTGGCGGCAGCGCATTGGGTAGCGTATGGAGCGCCATCCTGTCAGGCCCAAGCTTGTTCAGAGCGGCCGGCGGCCCGGTCAGTATCGGCAGCCCGTACATCGTCGGCGAGTCCGGCCCGGAGCTGTTCGTACCGACCGGCTCGGGCACCATCATGAACAACAACCGCCTCGGTGGCATGGCCGGCGGCGGCGACATCAACGTCACCGTGAACATGCCAGCCGGCAGCAACGGCGACGACGTCGTGCGAGCCCTCCAAGACTACGTTCGCCGGCGTGGAGCGATCCCGGTTCCCGTCGGGTCGGCCCGGTACTGATGGCACAGAACACGACGTGGGCCGTCAACGTCGGCAAGTACAGCGGCGCGTCGCTGTCGCTGACCGACCACGCCAGCCGCACCCTCGGCCTGTCCGTCGATCAGCAATGCGACCCGGGCCAGCTCGGCACCGGCACAGCCACCGTCACCCTCGACAACTCCGACGGCGAGCTCACGCCCGGCGGCTCAGGCACCTACGCAAACGTCGACTGGCTCACCTCCGGCCTGTTCCTTGAGGCCACCGTCGACAGCGTCAGCGTGTCCGTGTTCCACGGTGTCATCACTGACTTTGCGATGACCGACGACGGCAACGGCAACAGCGCCGTCACCCTGACCGCCCTCGACGTGTTCCAGGTCGTCGGCCGGCAGGAAGCGTTCCAGTATTCGATGACAAACACGTCGACCGCTGACCAGCTGTACGACATGACCTCGCCGCACCTCCTGACCAACGCCACAAAAGTGCCGACAATCGGCTACCCGACCATGCGCACATATTGGGAAGAGCTCAACGCCTCAACCGAAAGCGTGGCGCACGACCTGCCGACCTCGGCCGGGTCCGTGGTGCTCGGCGACGTCATCAACAACAGCGTCATGCCAAACGAACAGACTGTGGCGTTCCCGACGATCCTCGACGATGACGGCACCTACGTCGCCAACGATTCATGGGTCGGGTTCACTGTCGACGGCCTGGCACGAGCCGGCGTGTACGCCACCGGCGACGTGTTCGTCTTCACCGAGAACGACCCGATGCCGACCGGGCAGCTGCCGTTCCGGTCGCTGCTGCGTGACTTCCACACCGACCTCATCACAAACGCAGCCCGCATCACGGCACTCAACGCTGGCACCGAACAGACCTACAGCGACGAGGACTCGCAGGAACGCTACGGATCACGCACACGCGTTTACCAAACAACGTCAACCGACGACGCCCAGGCTCTCTACACGGCGCAGCTGTGGGTCAACCGGTACTCGTACAAAGAAACGTTTGACATGACAGCAGCGGCGTTGCAGGTCAGCGACAGCATGGTGCAATCTCGCAACGCTGACGTGGCGAAGTGGCGTGGCCTGCTTGACGTCACCGTCGGCTGGTGGAACACCGGCAGCGTCACCTACACCCCGACCGGCGGCAGCTCCCGCACCGACCAGGTCGTCACCGTCGGCCGCACCATCGACGCCACACCCGCCGACACCACCGTCACGCTCAAGCTACGCCCGCAATCCGTGTACCTCGCCTTCATCCTTGATGACACGGAGCGCGGCGTGCTCGACACGAACAAACTAGGATGACACCGTGACCAACCCGTTCCCCTTCGTTGCCGGCGCAACATTGACCGCAGCCGAGCTCAACTCCATCGGCGAGTCTGAAACAGACTGGACGCCGACGTTTTCAAGCGGTGTAACGGTCGGCAATGGCACGCTCTCGGGCACTTATCAGCGCGTCAACGATTTTGTGGTGGTGCAAGGTCAGTTCATTCTGGGCAGCACGTCAGCGATCACTGGCGATGTTCAAGTCGACGACCCTGTCACAGCTTCAGACACCTATGAGCACGCTGTGTCAATCACCTGTCAGTTTGTCAACGTTTCCGCTGTCCAATTCGTCATTGGAGCAGCAAAACGCGTGTTCGGTGGCGGCGTCTTGCTGCAATACGCAAAACAAGACGCAACCACGCCAGCCAGCAACTCCCTCGCTGCGCTCAGCTCAACCGCACCGTTCACTTGGGCTACCGGCGACCGCATTGTGTGGACCGGCGTTTACCGAGTAGGAAGCTGACCCATGTTTGACTTGACAAGCGACCTCGACCCCGACGAAGTCCCGACCGAGTGGTGGCTCGAACGCATGCGCCTACGCCGTGACGCCCTGCTCGCTGCCTCGGATTGGACCCAGGCAGCCGACGACCCAACCGGCAATCAGGCCGCCTGGGCCACCTACCGGCAACAGCTCCGAGACGCGCCAGCCAACTGGACGCCCGGCCCGACTTGGACACCACCCGAGGCACCATGATGGACCGGCTGCGAGCTCATCCTGGCCGGCTCCAGGCCGTCATCGTCGCTGCCGTGGCGCTCATCACAGCGTTCGGCGTGAACTGGTCAGCCGAACAAGTCGCAGCCGTCACGGCGTTCTCAGCGACCGTCATTGCGTTGCTGCTGGAACCGCCGACCAGAACAGGACAATGACCCGCCTGGGTGGCCGGCCTCCCGCACCGCTCGTTCGGTTCGAGGAATGGTCGAAGCGTGGCCGCTGGTGGCCGACCAGCGTGCGCCAACCCGGCCCGGCCGCCGCTGTCGTCGTTCACCACACCGTCACCGCCACCTCAAGGTTCCCAGCCCAAGACGCCCAACGTGTCGAAAACGTGATCTGGGAACGCCGCTGGACTGCCCGCTTTTCGTCGCTGCCGTACTCGTACCTGCTGCACCCTGACGGCACCATCCTTGAAGGTCGCGGCGTCAAGTTCCGCAACGCCGCCAACCGAGCAACCCGGCCCGACGTCAAACTGTCAAACGGCAACACGCTCAGCGTCGCCCTGATCGGCGACTACCGGGAAGGCCGTGACGCTGTCACGCCAGCGCAGCGCCGCTCGTTCAACTGGCTCACCCGCCAGCTCTCCAACGAAAACCACCTGGGCCACTGGCGCAGCGTTGTCGCCCACGGCGCACTTTCCTACACCGAATGCCCGGCCGAAGCTCTCGCCGGCCTTCAACAAACAAACATCATCACCAACGTCGAGGACCACAAAGACATGCTGCACACCGTTGTATCGACCACAAACGGCAAAGTATGGGCCTGCTCGAACGGCAAAGCCCGGCCGATCTCGAACACCGAGAACTGGCTTGCCACCTTCGACGGCCCGATCATCCGAGCCGACTTTGCCGAGCACGTCGTGCCCGACCTGTACGACGTCATCGCCTAACATGCCGACATGCAGGTTTGGGTTGCTCTCATCACCGGCGCGTTCTCGCTCGGCGGCATCGCCCTCGCCTCGTTGCTGCAACTTCGCAACCTGCGCGCCGAAAACACAGCACAACACGGCGAAAGCCGGCAACTGCTCGGCCGGCTCGACGAACGCTCAAAACTGACGCTGGACCGAGTCGACCGGGTAGCGCACCGACTCGACCACCACCTGGAGGACCACCACCGTGTCGAAGGCAGACCAGTTCCGACAGACAATGGTGCCGAGTAGGCGGCCCAACTTCCACGCTGTCACACGCGAGCTCGAAGCCAACGACCCCGAGTTGCTCGCCGCAATTGTCGAAGCTCTCAACGACGACCACCCCAACATCGCCATGATTCAGCGCAGCCTCGAAGCTGTCGGCATCGATATGGGGTACAGCTCGGTGGTCAGGTGGCGTGAACATGTCCGCCGCTGAAGAGTTCACGAGGCTCACGGCGCACCGTAACGGCCCCGATCGGCCGCCGCCCGGCTGGGAACCCGGCCACCTCATCAACCACGAGACAGGCGTCGCCGAGTTTACCGGCCTCGCTACCACCGAAGCGATCGACCCCGACGAGGCGACCATCCTGGCCGAGATGCGCCTCGACGCTGGCGAGTGGGCGATCAAGCCCGGGAGCTTGCAGGTGCGCAAGTGGCAGCAGAAAGCCGGCAGCGGCGAGTGGTGCTGGTATTACCGCATCACCGCTGTGCGCCGTTCTAAAGCGTTCGGTGACCTCGACGACCTGATCGGGACGCTGCGACGCCGCAAACGCTCACAGCGGCTCTCAGCGGCCCCAGGCGGGCAGGTATGGGCCACGTCGGACTGGCAGGTCGGCAAAGCAGGCACCATCGAGCACGTTTTGGACAGCCTCGGCCAGCTCCCGGCACGCTTCGAGCAGTCATGGCGGCAAGCCGGCAAGCCTGGCGAGATCCTCGTGGCGTTCGGTGGCGACCTGGTCGAGTCATGCAGCCCGAACCATTACGGCGCGCAGCAGCTCTACAGCGTCGAGATGACCGACCGAGAACAACGCGCCGTCGTGCGCGAGGCAGCGATGGCGATCATCGACAAAGCCAGCACCCTCGTCGAAACCGTGACCGTCGCTGCTGTGCCTGGCAATCACGGCGAGAACCGGCACGGCAAACGTGACTCGATCGTTTCCGACAATGTCGATATTGCCGTCGTGGACGACTGCCGCTTCGCTGCCAGCCACAGCGAGGCATACAACGACGTTTCATGGGCGGTGCCCGGCGATGACCTGACGGTGTGCGTCGAAGTCGACGGGCTGCGTGTCGGCCTGTTCCACGGCCACCAGGTCGGCGGGCAGGGTAAAGCTCAGGCATGGCACGACAAGCAGGCAGGCAACCATCGCCCGATCGGTGCCGCTGACCTGCTCATCTCGGGCCACTTTCACTCGTTTCGGTGCGAATGGCTCGGGCCTCGCACCTGGATTCAATGCCCGTCGGAGGATGCGGGCAGCCCGCAGTACGCCGAGACAGCCGGCCCTGGTGCACGCCGGGCAGGTTCCGTCACTGTCGACGTCGTCGAGGGCACCGTTGGTGACGTCCGCATCGTCTGATCCTTGACGAGTTCTCCACAGTCTGATTGGATAACACCTGCCCAACCGGGCACAGACTGGAGAAACAAATGAAATACGCACGCATCACCCTCACGGTGGCGTTCGAGGACTACGGCATCGACAGCCTCTCAGCTCTCGACACCATCCTGCCGACGCTGCAAGACGAGCTTCCGCCCGAGGTAACCGTCCTTGAGTTCGACGAGCGGCCCATGCTGCTGCTGGTCGACTACGCCGCCGAGAAGGCCGACCAGTGAGCCGCCTACTTGACGCCCTCACCATCGCCGGGTTCATCGCCGCCGGCGTCCTGGCCGTGCTCATGCTCGCCGACGTCGCCCTCAACCCGGCCGCTTGCTTTGGGAGCTGCTCATGACCGACCAGCTCGCACAGCTCGCTAAACCCTTTCCGCAGTCACTGATCCAGAAAAACCCGACCGGGTTCGGCTCGTACGTCAAACACTCGGTGGTGGTCGAAAAGCTGCTGGCCGTGGTCGGCCCGTTCGACTTCCGCATCGTGCGCGAGATCCGAGATTCCGACACCGGGCACATTTGCGGCGTCATCGGCGAATTGTCGGTGGAGATCGACGGCCGCCTGACGACGGTGCAGGACGCCGGCGACTGTGAACGGCCCGAGAACTGGCCGCACGACGGCGCACGCATGAAGGACGCAGTGAGCGACTCGCTGAAGCGTTGCGCCGCCCGCATCGGCGTCGGAACCCACCTTTGGAGCGCTGACCAGTTCCGTCTCGATCGTGCCCTCGACCGGCAGGCAGGTGCAGCATGATCTGCCACAACTGCGGCAGCGAAGGCCGACACATCGCCTGGTGCGACCAATACCGGCCCGAAATCATCTACAGCAACACGACACCGAGGGCCCGCAACACTGACCCTGAAACGTCGCACGCAGCCGCTGCAAGCGTCACGTTTGAAACGCTGACGTGGATGCAAGCGCTCGTGCTGCAAACCCTGCACACGCATGGCCCGATGACTGATGAGCAGCTGTGTGTGCGCATCGCTGACGACCAGGAAGAGCTTGTGTCTGTTTCGGGCGTGCGTACACGTCGCAGCGAGCTCGCAGCCGCAGGCATGGTCGTAGACACAGGCAAACGTATGCCGACACGCACAGGCCGTCAGGCAATCGTCTGGAGCCTCGCATGAAGAAAACGCTCGGCATCAATGTGTGGCCGGCTCGTGACTTTGACGCCGAGTTCATGGTGTACGAGCTCGAAGTCGAGACACCGTGGTGGCAGCTGACGCAGCGGGTGCACTTTCACGACCTGCCGGCTGCGATCAAAGAAGCCGTGGACGCTGTCGTGGCGAACGAGGCACCGAAACCGTGAGCTGGTGGACCATTTGGGGAATCATGGCCGCTGCCCTCGTCGTGCAAGCTGTCGGCCTGCTGTGGCTGCTCGTGTCGCAACGTCGTGACCGAGGCTGAACTACAGCAGCTGCTGACCGACGCCGCCGAGCTCAACGGCTGGCTCGTGTTTCACGACAACGACAGCCGCCGCAACGTCGCCGGCTTTCCCGACCTGGTCCTCGTCAAACCGCCACGCGTGCTGTTCCTCGAACTCAAGTCCGAGATCGGCCGTGTCCGACCCGAGCAGCATGTTTGGATGGACGCCCTTATGCGTTCCGACACCATCGGCTCGGCGATCGTCCGGCCCGAACACGCCGACCAAATCATTAAGTACCTACAAGACCCAGAAAGACACAAGAAGAAATGACCGAATACAAGCCCGCATGGGAAGCAACGTGGGAAGGGTTCGCCGAAGTGCTCGCCGCTGACCGAGAGGCCCGGCTGCGCAAAGAACGCACCGACCGAGCCAAGACCGAGCTGACCGACCCGCCGAAAGCCCGCAGCCACGCCGAACGACTGCAAGCCGCCCGTGGCGTGCACGTTCACGGCGACGATATGCGCACTGCCAGCAGCGATCGCCGGCGCATCGTGAAGCATCGAGATGGCGATGAGTAGCGGCGGCGTGTTCTTCGTCGTCCTGGCTGGCCTCGTCGTGCTGACGTTGTTCTGGGGCTGGCTGTACGTCAAATACCAGGTGGAGCACGGCGAACCGTGGCGAGAACGCCAGGCCGTCGAGGAGTTCGGCCCGCTGTTCGACCTCGAACCCAGCCGAGACCACATCACCCTTGACCGGTCAGCGCAGCGACTCAGGTACGTCACCGACTGGGACGAAGTCCGAAAGAAAGCAGGCCGATAATGGAATGGTGCACAAAGTGCGGGCACTACATCAACGAACCGGTGTACGACGACCCGGTGCCGCACGTCGTTAAAACAGCGTGCGAGCTGTGGAACGTCCCGATGAAGCTGATGCTGTCACCGTCACGCAAAGCCGCCGTGGTCGCTGCCCGCCAGCCCGTCATGGCAGTGCTGTACGACCTGGGCCTGACCCTGGCCGATATCGGTGCCGAGCTCGACCGTGACCACACAACGATTCTGCACGGTATTCGTCGAGCTGATCCTGACCGTGTCGCACAGCTGACGGAGGCCCTAACCAATGACTGACCGTATCTGCTCCGTGTCAGATGGCGCTGGCGTGCAATCAACAGCGGCTTGCGTTGCAAGCCCTCGGCAAGATTGGGTATGCAAATGAGTACTGAAGAACTGACCCAAGAACAAATCAACTACCTGTTCATGACCTCATTGTCTGACTGGTTGAACCACAGCCCTCGGTCGAAACAAGAAATCTTGTTTGCCCTCAAATACGTTTCCTTGGGTTCATACTGCGACGAATGCAGAAAGGACCGCTTCTCTGACCCGATGCGATTCCCGCTGTCAGTAGATCACGAAGAAAAACCAATGGTTCGAGCCAACTACCTGTGTCACGTTTGCGACCACGAGTGGTACTGCTGGTGGAGCCAGAAAGAATTCGTCAACACTTTGATGGCGGACGAATGAGGATTGGGTCGCTCTGCACCGGCATTGCCGGCCTAGAACTCCGACCGCAATACCCAGCCTCTACAGGTATCGCTGCCCGAGTTGACGACCAGGCCGCCGACGGAAGGAGTCAGACGCCGGCGGCCCGATCGTTGACACGCTGGTGATCGTGCGGTTAGCGTGCCGGTCGCTTCAACAACCGAGATGCATGGTACTACATGCACGGCGACAGTCAGCCGACCAAATGACTGCGACTCAGCGACGTGACAGGCTGGTCGGCCCATCGAGGCCGATGCCCGCAACGGGGCGGAAAGCGAAATACGTTGCAAACCGAGCTCGTCGGCCGCAGGTGTCACCGTGTCCCCGCACCTGCCGAAGCGACATGGATCGACGAGCACATGACGGGACCCGCCGAAGTAATGCCCGGCGGCTTGTGAGCGACCAACTGCCCGATGGGAAGAATCGATCACAAAGACCAAAAGCGGCGCAAAATTTGCGACCGTGGTCTTGATCGCTCGCGCCCACCCTCAAGGAAGGAGGAGCGTGCCCTACGTTCCGAAGCAACAAAGCAGCAACGAC